CGGTAGATCGTGGCCCCGGTCACCCGTCCGCCGTCGTAGCCGAACCGCACCAACGCCTTTCCGCCGTCGTCATCGACGGCGTAGGGGTTGATGTTCAAGGTCCGGCAGATGGCCATGAAGGTCGTCATGTCACCAGTCTGTAGACATGTTGGCCGCGAAGCGGGCGTTAGTGAACCCAAGCTGCGTGGCCCAGGGCTCGGGAATGAAGTACCGATTCCTGTGGTCGTAAACCTCGTTCGTTGTCGCGCGGACCACGAACGTATGCACCGCCGCCTTCTTACGATCGTCAGGGTTCGGCGTGTTGGGGTTTCCGCGCCACTCGCGCCACGGGTCAGTCTCGGCGCTGTCCACTACCTTGAACACCGCGTTCCGGGGCAGCAGGCCTGCGTGCAGGCGAGCACATTCGCGTGCTTCGGCGTCGGCCTCCTTGCGGGTCGGGAAGCGATACCCCTGCGCGGCGGTGCCTCCCGTCACTCTTGCCAGCATCGGGCGGTAGATCGTGTCAAAAAAGTACTTCACATCCTTCTGAAAAGGGGTCAATGCGATCATGTCTGTTCTCCTTCGTTGGTAAGTTTTCCTCGGTCTCGAATGGCGTCGGCAATGTCGTGCCGGTAGATCGCCGTCTCGGCAATCTTCGCACAGGCTTCGCGCTCCGCTCTCACCGCCTCTTCCAGCAATCCACAAAACTGTGTGGTACGCTGACCCTTGGCGCATTGGCGCCAGCCTTCTTCTTTGTTCATCTTCCCTCCTCTATTACCCTCAACAAAAACCTCACATCAACTGTCAATGCACGTTGAGGTGCTTGTGCCACTGTGCGGTGAACGCGAAGCGGGCCCCACGCCTGTTCAGTTCCAACACGGCTTCGAGGGTGTCGGCCTGATTGCAGCCGCCGTCGCGCCAACAGGGCTGTAAAAAGTAATCGCGGGCGGAAATATTGCGGTGGTAGGCGAGCAGGGTTTCAATCGGCTGACCGGTGTAGACCACCTTCAGTTCATCGGCAGCCCGCATGACCAATGCGTCTGCCGACGCCTTCGGCGACACCGTGCACCAGTCCACCTGCGCGTCCATCGCGCGCATCCCGGAGGTCTGCAGGTTCACGCGCAGGCCCCGATTGCGACAGGCCGCGACTACAGCCGCGAAATCATCCTGCTCCACCGGCTCGCCCCCGGTCAGACACACCCAGCCGCCGGGCCCCACTGCCGCCAGCGCCTGGGCTGCGAGAAATTCGGGATCAAACATCTCGCCCCCCTTGAAAGCCAGGGACTCGGGCTGGTCACAAACCTCGCGGATGGCGCACTTCACAGCGCAGCCCTGCGCACGGATGAAGAACATCGGTGTGCCGGTCAGGCGGCCCTCACCCTGCAGACTATGAAACCGTTCACTCACTCGCATGGCAGCGTTAACCTAGAAGTTGAAAGTTCTGATACAAAGGAACAGAACTCTCAGACCAAGATGACGCGCTTGCATGACTTTCAATTCGCTCCATTAAAATCAATGCCTTCATATGCTTGGATTTCGGCAAGTAAGTCCCTTTCCATTTCTTGTCAATTCCAACATTTCTAGCAACATTGCAACTATCGGCGCTGGATAAAGGAAGCTTACTGAACACCCCCGGATCTAACATTCGCAATCCATGCAGCCTCACTAATGGGTGTCCATCATCATCGCAAACAACTTTCATTGCCTCTGACATCCTTGCCCACCAGGATGTGTTTCCGACTTTTGCATATTCTCCAGACGATCCAAGCGCAATCCTCGGGTACTCCATCAGTCGCTCTAACCGGTTTAGGGACTCGTGCATATGCCACACAGGAACAGAAAAGTATTTTGGTAATGGCCATTCGTATAGGAGCTGATCGTTTTCTTTTTCATCTCCATCTATTTTGTCTGGAATGACGCACCAGTCTACAGATGGATGCTTCATCCATTTGCTTGCCCACTCTACATATCCCGAAAATTCATATTTCTTTTTTTGTCTCCACGCACTAAATGCTCCGTTGTCAAGAACAATGCTTTGACATATCTCCCCGGCTATCTCTACCTGCTCTGGGTTTTCAAAGCTGACCATCGCGTGTTTTCCTGAAAATGCTTTGACCATTTCAGCATCAGGCGTCATCGGGGTTCCGTGATAGTGAATCATAAATTCACTACCTCTTTCTTAACCAAGCAGCGCTGGTGAATAGCCCGGTGTTGATCATCTTTCCTCGATTTCTTTCTTAACTAGACTCGGCATCAACTCTATAAGAACCTTCGCGCACTCTAATGCAACCTGCCGGTGCTCTTTCTGGGTAGATGGATCGGTGCGAACATCTAAGTAGTGAATCCACGAACGGACGCTCCCGTTCATGTACAGCACGGACTCCATCATCCCTTCGGGCAGCAACGCCCGCGCGACTTCCTTTGCAATGCCGTGCTCGCGCGCCCACTTGTACCCATCAAGTGCGGCCCGAATGATTTCATTCTGGTAGGCATCCCACTTCTGCTGCAACTCCGGGCCGACGCCTTCGATAGAATTCTGTCGGTTCTTCGGGTCATGCAGTCGCGCTTCGCGGAACACGTACCCAAGCTCTGTCGGGTCGGCGTAGCGTTGCGAGAATTCCTGAAAAGAAAAACTCCGGTGCCGCAGCATCTGTCGGGCGATGTCTCTAGTAGTTTTAATTTCAATACAAACATTCACCATCTCGAACGGTGACCAATGCTTGTGATCGATTAGGTATCTCAGCAGCTTGTGCGCTGTCTCGTGACTGTTCTGGTTTTGCGGGTTACTCACCCGCGCGCAGTAAGCAATCAACTGCTCTTCCCCTTCTTTTTCTAGCAGTCCATTCTTATCCAGCACCGCGATCTCTATATCCACCGCTACTGCATGCACGGCGTCAAGTAATAAAGGGTCGGTAATTTTCATATTTCCACGGATAATTTCAGTCACTTCTTTATGCGTTAAACCCAAGCCCCCTCCTTTGCAGGACATCAAACGTGAAACCTCCTCACGTAGATGACTTACCTCCGCCATCAATTCCATATGATTTTGCAGCAAACAATCCGCAATCTTCTCAATCATGTCGTTCATGCCCACAGCTCCTCTTGTTCGTAGTACCCCGCCATACGGTCCGCCTCGTATTCCAGAAGATCGAGCGCGTCCTGTTCAATCGCTTCGATCTCCGCGTCCGTCAAGTCACAAACCATCTCCCCGTCTATGAACACCTCGAAGTCGAGGAAGCCGTTCTCCTCTGGATACCACGTGTCCGGGTTGCCCGAGGACTGCCCAGGACGATCCGGGCAGTAGGCAGTGACGACAACGGTGGCGGGCTCTCCGCGCAGTGTGATGTCAAACTCCATGACGCACCTCCTCACGCTTCCACAGGCTCTCGGCAGAGCGCCGTGCGTGCACGGCAAACCCGGCGCAAATGGTTTTCCCAATCTCCAGGAGCCCCGCCTTCTTGTCCATGTTGAGTTCAGGGTCGTACAGGTCCGCGACCATGTGGATGAGGTCCACCGGAGCCTGGTCGAGAATCTCGTAGCGACCCTCGCGTTCGGTCCAGTCGGAGATGATGTAGGCCTGCTCCTGACGATGGAGCTTGTCCCATGAGCCGCGGCCCTCGGCCAGTGCGCCGCGCGCAACAGTTTCCCAGTTCATGCGTTTTCCTTTCTGTCTTTCTTTGCGTAAACCATATCGAGCATTTCCTCGACATGGTCTCGTTTGCGCCAAGGGCTGAGGCCCTTGAACCATCGAACGTTTGCTTCAGAGGGAAGAAATCCCCAGGCCTCCACGAACAGTGATGGGTAGTGTCTGTCTTCCACGTGCAGTCTCCTGTATCACGCCGGGATGGCGTGGAGCGAATTGTGCGACCGGTCGCAGGCCTCTTTCAACACAAAAAACGCCCCCTTACGGGGGCGAGGGCCGGGCTACCCGGCAGGGGGACACTCAGTCAGAGTTTTGATAAGTCGGGACAGGTACCACTGCGCTTTGCGGAGGTCCTCGACACCATTCTTGTCCTTCCACCGCCAGACGTACTTCACGACGTTGGCGGTGCACACCGCCTCGAATCCATCCAGCCGCTCGACCACGGCTTGGATAGCGTCGATGCATTCGATGCCGCTCGAACTCTGGTAGTGGCTGGGGCGGTTTACGGAATCATGAGGAGGCTTGTGATCGCCGAGCGCCTCCCATGGGCTCCCCTGATGCTTTACCACGGTCACTCCTCCTCCTTTGATTTCAACAAATACAGGATAGCATTTCGCAGGGACTTGATGTCATCCTTGAAGTGTCCGAGGCCCAGGTTGCAGGCCGAGCAGAGCAGGCCTCGAAAGCGGTTTGTGGAGTGGCAGTGGTCCGCGCTCAGATGGCCCTCGGGCCGCGTTCCGCAAATCTGGCAGCGTCTGCCGAGCGCTTCCTGAAGCTCGAAGAATGCATCAAGGGACATGCCAAACTTCCGCAGACGAGTTTCTCTGCGCTTCTCCACGGACACAGAGGGGCGCGGATACTTTTGTCGGTAGAGGTTTTGGCAAATCTTACAGACAGCCTGGTGACGCTCTTTTCGTCGGTAGAATTGGTCGAGGGGCTTGACTTCGCAGCAGGATGAACAGCGCTTTTTATTTGGACGTTCCGTGGAGTTTGTCATAGGAGCGGAGGCCTCCGAGGCCCAGGAGCCCCAGCAAAATTACGATGAGGTCCCCCAGGTCGACTGCTGGAATAGGCGTTTCATTGCCCGCCAGCAGGAGCGCCCATCCCGCCAACGGACGCCCGATGTAGTGCCAGGCCAGCGCACATCCACACACCCAGCCGACGAAAGGTCGCCAACGCGAGGTGAAGGGATCTGAGCTTGCCGCTTCGACTTTGTTGACATCGGCCTGCATCTGCATGGCCTGGATGTCTGTATCAAGTTGTTTGAACTCTCCGGCCTGCTTCATCTTCTCCAGCTCGAGAAGCGCAGCGGCTTTCTGTGCAGGGTCTGGCCATGCACGGTCGATGATTTTTCCGACTACTCCAGCGATTGCGTCTGCGATCATGCGATTTTACAACATGTAATTTCGGGAATATCTTCAGGTGAAAACTTATTCGTTTTTTTAAGATTAACCTGAGCCGGTATCACTCTTATGTTTTTTTCCAAATGCAGACCACATACCTGTGCTCCGTTTAGGGGAACAATATGGTCCACATGCCATTTAATTCCTGTTATTTTTGTCCTGAGCAATGCTAGTTCATATGCTTCTCGGATGAAAAAACTGTTTGCCCATGGAGGGGTTGCTTGCCTAAATCTTTTTCTCCGTGCATTCGTTTCAGCTAGTTTTTTCTCTGGATACTTTTCACGGTGTCTCTTTAACGCTTCTCTATACAAATACCTTTTTTGTTCTCTCCGCGCAGCGTCATAGTTTCTTTTTTTGTCCTTATCCGCATAGTATCGCTTAGAGGCCCCTGAAATAATGTGTGTACGTCTACACCCACTGCATCTCTGAGCGTCAGAACGGCGTGCTTTTATCTCGTTTCCGCAATCAACGCACACAGGTTTTTTTGAGCACGATGGGCACTTTGTTTCGTTGTTTACTTTTTCAAACAAGGCGGAACAAGCACGACAGACTCGCATTATGAACGACCCCCGTGTGTTATTGAAAAATGAACCGCATCTTTTCTCTTAAATCGTCCCCCCCAACGACAGTCACTGCCCAAGGACTCCCAGAAAATCCCGAGAGGCTCGTATGCGGAAGGGTCGGTCTGATACACGCCGTCGATGAACAAGTTGATGTCAATTGCCAGTCGTTCGCAGTGGAGGGAATTGACAATACCTTTGCCTGCGTCGGCGTTCTGCTTTGCCTGTTCCGGGGACCGATATGCGTCTCCAAAGGAAAGCTCAAAGCCCTGCTTGTATGCCCATTCGATCAATAGACCTACGAGTCGAGTGAAACGTCGTTGCTTCTGTCCGAGGGTCTCGATCACTTACGCTTCTTCGCTGTCTTTTTGGACTGACGGAACGCCTTGTCCGTTGGGGAGCCTTTGCTCCCTGGGGCACGCATTTTTTCACCGGAGCCCGCGGCGATGCGGGCTCGTTTGGCGTGGATGTTGGCGTACAGACCTTTGCTCACTCGCGTGACTCCAGAAGGCCTTTCTCCCTGGCGAATGCGATGACATCTTCCGGACTTTGAAAGTCCGGAAGGTCTGCGCCACGTTCACGAAGGGATCGAAGCAACGAGATGTACTCGTTCATTGTAACGCTGTCGTCCGACTGACCACGGCCCATGGGCCGTGGGTCTCGCTGCTCTGGCATTACTTCTTCCCTCGTGTCGGCTTGGCCATGCGGCCACGCACTGCAGGTTTAGTCGTGCGTCCCCGCCCTGCGGGCTTGGCCATGCGACCTTGCGCTGCGGCCTTTTTCTTGGCCTCGCCGCCTTTCCTGAAGCGCGCAGGCGCTTGATTGGATGCGTTGGAGATGCCCGGAAACATTTGCTCGTCTGCTGCGGTCAATGTCCCCCGCTGCTGTGGCTGCTGCTGCTGCCTCATCTCCGGGGGTGTCCCCGGAAAATAGCTCACTTGCCGATCTGGGTTCATTCCCTGCGCCGCGCTCATTCCCTGCATTCCCTGCCGCTGCCCGCCGTACAGGTCGGAGATCTGGGAAGGAACTCCCCGCCCTTGCTGCATCCCCTGCATCATGGGGGGCCGCTGCCCGCCGTACAGGTCGGAGATCTGGGAAGGAACTCCCTGCCCTTGCTGCATACCCTGCGCCGCGCCCAATCCCTGCATCCCCTGTCGCTGCCCGCCGTACAGGTCGGAGATCTGGGAAGGAACTCCCCGCCCTTGCTGCATACCCTGCATCTGCTGCCTCATTTCCGGGGGGGTCCCCGGAAAAAAGCTCACTTGCCGATCTGGGTTCATTCCCTGCGCCGCGCTCATTCTCTGCATCCCCTGCGCCATGGGAGGCATTTGCCCTTGCTGTGGCATCCCCTGTCGCTGCTGCATCATCTGAGCGTACTGCTGCATTGCTGGGTCCATTCCCTGCGGCATCCCCTGTCGCGGCGGAGGAGTAATCACCGGTTGATTCATTGGCACCGGGCGAGGCCGCGAGTTCGGGGGAGACATCATCCCACCGCCCATGCCGGGGCGGGGAGGCATCAGCCCACCGCCCATGCTACCGGCATTGTTGGGAATCAGCCCACCGCCCATTCCCGGACGCGAGGCCATGCCCGGACGCGAGGCCATGCCCGGACGTGCTGCAGGGGTAGCCATGCTGGCGTTTCGCCGCTGGGCCTCCGCCCTATTCATGCCCGCGCTCTGGCCGTAGGCTTGCCTCATTTGTGGGGCAGTCATTCCCGGCGTTATCGTGGGCCGCTGCATTCCAACGGTCGGCGTGGGATTGGCACGAGGGCTGCCCATTGCGGGGCCGCCAACCTGGTACTTCTTCACCGTCTTCCCGGCAACGGTCATCGGCTTCTTAGCCGCTACGGTCTTCTTCTTAGCCGCTACGGTCTTCTTCTTAGCGGGCGCGGCCTTGGTGGTGCGCTTCGCCATCATCGGCTTCTTGATCATGTCTGATTTCCTTTCATCGTTTGGTACGCCGAGGACGCGACATGCGGCCCACTGGCTTTTTCTTCTTCACAAGACCGCCACCCCGAAGGCCCTGAAGCATTTTATTTCGCTCTTCAATGGCATTCATGGCACCGCCCAACATCCCGCCCTGTGAGGGAGCAGGAGCTTGAGCGGGGGCTGGAGGAGGCGGAGGGGGAGCTGTTCGAGTCCGTGGAGCAGGAACCGCGGTCCTCGCTTTGGGGCGAGTGGTTAGCGGCCTTTTCCTGCGTTCTCCGGCAGCCTGGGCGTTCGGGGAACGAGAGGGGGGCTTTCTTGTCGTGCTTGTTGGAACAGGAAGCCCGAGCGCACGCCGGAAGCTGTCCTGTTCCTCCTTGGAGATGCCAGGGCTCTTGCTGAAGTAGGACTGCAGGAGTTTTTCCTTGTCCTCGTTGCTTTTTCCGCCCGGAGGGGCAGAAGTAGCTGGACCGCCATCAGCGTACCGGCGAGGCCGACGCATTTTCCTCATTGACTGAGCCCTCAGGATATGCCATCAAGGCCTAATCGTACTCTCCATGCGCGCCGCGGGCAATTCCGTCGCTCAAGTTCGGCGGCCCACTCCATGGCCCGCCGGAACGCTTTCTCATTAGGAAAAAATCCCCTGAATTCCGCTACCCTGAAAGGCACCTGCGGAACCTGGGCCCCTTGGTAAAAGAACCGTGTCGGATGTTCAGCTTCCATGGTCCTTGGTCCTCGGTTTTTCATCCCTTAACTGTTTCTCGAGATCCAGGCGAAGCAGCAGACTTTCGATCTCATCCGCAATCTCCTCGCGGTCAGCCCGTGTCAGCCGCTCCTTTGAGCCTCGAAGGAGGCTTATAAGATATCTAGCCATAAGCAGCAGTAGAGCGTGAAAGAGCCGACGACAATGATGAACCACTCGGCGAACTGGTCTCCAGTCATAAATCCCCCAGTATTTCGTCTTCAAGATTGATGATCTCCGCTTCACTCAGCGCGTAAAGGATATTCGCGCGCCTGGTCCGATGGGTGCATTCCTCCGAAGCACGGGCAAAAACGCCCGTGATTTCGACCTGCGGGGGCAGGTCAAACTCCTCGTCGGCAGGCATCTCTTGGTACTCCACCTCGACCTCAAAGGGCAGGATAGTTTTATGCACGCGAGGCATGAGCGCCCACCTGCTTAAGTCGCTCCGCTTGCTGCTGTTCCCAGAGCGTCTTCTGGAATTCCTTTTCCACAAGCTTCATGCAGACCATTCCGACGGAGCATTTCCATGCCTCCGCAAGTTCCCGCATCATCGCGTAGTGCGTGCTACGAACGGTGATAGTGGTCCATGGTTCGCGACGCCTGGCTGGCGATACGTGTACCACGGGGTCCCCAGGCTGGCGAGGCTTGCGTCTCCGACCGTAGGTCTTACCGAACTTTTGAACTTTCTTTCTTGGCATGGGTGGTCCCTCCTGATTGAGCCGCGAATGTATCGTATCTAATACGATACGGTCAACAGGCTTCGCCCCAGCTCGGGCCGATTTCAAGGTCCACCTTGCTGGGAACCTCGAGGCGTACAGCGCTCAACATGATGTTGAGCGCCTCCATGGCCTCCTCACGAGTCTTGACGCTGATGGCAATCTCATCGTGGACCTGCAGCAGGACGTTGAATCCCGCCTTCGAGAGATTGACCATGGCAGACTTGGTCTGGTCGGCAGCAGAGCCCTGGATGAGCCTGTTCAGGCCCTTGTAGGTCATCGCCCGGCGGATGCGGGGGCCGTACTTGGCCGCCGCCTCTTCCCTGGGAAGTGCCTTGTTGATGCCGTATTCGATAGGCTCCCACAGCGGGAACCGACACTTGCGGCCCAGCAGGGTGCGGATTGATCCGTCTGACGCAGGGCTCTCGATGCGCTTCATGACAGCGTCCACGGTGCCCCGCAGGAACGGGACCTTCTGGTGGAATACCGACATGAGTTCCGAGGCCTCCTCAATAGGCAGGTCCAGCTGCCCAGCAAGCTTGGCCTTGCCCATCCCGTACATGAGGCCAAGCCCGATAGTCTTGGCGGCCTTGCGCTTGATGCCCGCCATGTCGGCGACCATCTGGTGGAAATCGGTATCCGGGTTTTCGCGATACGCCTTGGCCATGTTCTCCGAACCCGGTAGCCCCAGCAGGGTGGCGTAGTGCACCAACAACCTGGGCTCTTGGGAGGAAAAGTCCATCGCGGCCCACTGCTCGCCTTCCTCCGGCAAGAACAGGCTTCGCACAGTAGGGCCGATAATCTCATGCCTGGCGGGGACCTGTTGCAGGTTGGGATTGGCCATGGACAGCCGCCCGGTAACCGTGCCGCCGTCGTCAGAGCGCAACTGGTTCACGTGTGGATGAATCCGACCGTCTTTCTTGGCGAAGTCCAGGTAAGGCCGCAGGAACGTCCCGTAGGTCTTGTTCAACTCGCGCGCCGAGACAATCATCCCCGCCACGGGCGCTTCGCAGGACTCAAGAAAGGAACGGGTGAAGCTAGGCAGCCCGGTGGCCGTCCTCGGGTATTTGATTTTAAGCTTGTCGAATGCCGTCGCGATGCTGGCAGCCGCCCAGATGTCTACTTTATGCCCCGCGATGTCGGATACCTGCTGAATCATCTTCTGCTCTTCGCCCGCCATCTTCGTGATGAGTTCCCCAGCGCGATCCACGTTGAAGCGGATCCCCTTCAGGGTGACATTCACGAGCACCGGCAGCAGGTTTGTCTCCAGCTCGAAGATCGACTCAACCTCTTCGCGCTTCAGTGCGGTCTTGAAGTACTGCCAGAGCTTGAGTGTCAGTGCGGCGTCCTGCTCCGCGTAGTCGCCCACGAACATCGCGGGGAGCTTCCACAACTCCTTCTTCGGGTGCACCCCAAAATCCGCAGCCGCTTCCTTGAGCCCAATCTCCGACTTGGTTTCTTTCAGGAAGTCGAAGCCGAGGCTGTTCAGCGCATACGAGTATCGGTTCTCGTCGATGACCCCCGCGGCAACCATCGTATCGAATATCGTGCCGTTGACCGTGAACCCCGAGGCAAGCAGCCAGCCCAGGTCATAGGCCGCGTTGTGCATGACCTTTGGACAAGGGAGTTCCAAGACCTTCTTCATCCAGCGCTCGATCACGCGCTTGTCGAGATTCCCGCCCCCCGCGTGCGCGACAGGGAAGTAGCCCTTCCACCCCTCGACGGCGATGGCATAGCCGACGATGTAGCCGTCCTTACGTGGCCACCCTGGGCCGTGTGTCTCCATGTGTGGGTCACACGTCTCGAGGTCGATGGCAATCTCAGTCGCTTCGCTTAGGTCAGGGAATGCAGCAGGAGGGACCCACTCGGACTTGGGCGCGAACATGGGAAGTGTCTTCACAGGAAAAAAGCCTTTCGTGCGTTACGAGGCTGCACCAGGTGCAAGGATTGCTTGGCACGGGTGAGCCCGACGTACAGTAATCGATTAACATCATCCGGATTACGCTGGTACTCGTCCGCGAACTTCGTGGACAGTTCCATCATCATCAGGACATTATCCGCCTCGCCCCCCTTTGCCCCGTGGATCGTAGACAGTCGAACACGAACATTCCCTGTCAATTTAGTCTTCCTGCGTAATAGCGCGATGATGTACTCACGCTTGGCCGCGTCGATCTTAGCCAGTGCCTCATGCCATATCGCGTCCGTCAAAAGCCCGTGGTCCTGCTGCAGGTCCGCGAGGGAATACAGCCCTTCGTCTGACAGGCTCGACAAGGTCTTGTGCCCGCGGGCCACGAACCGTGAATCGAGGAACTTGTAAATGTTTCTTACAAGTTGCGAGGTGACGCGCTCTCCGCGACGCAACGTCTCCCACCCCAGCACCGCAAGCAGCACTGCTTCTGGAATGCTCCGTTGTCCGTGGCGCTCGAACAGGATGCCTTCGCTCTTTAGCCACGAGTGTGTTTCGTTCAGCAGGTGGTTCGTGGAGGCGAGAACAAGCCACTCCCCGGATGTCAGGTCAACGTGTCGGAAGTCGTTGTGCAGGTAGATGCGCCCCTTCTCCTCTCGAGGCTCCCAAGTCTTGTTCTGGCGGTTCCGGATGCGCTTCACCACCCTGTTGGCCAGTTCGTGGATCTCTGCAGGCACCCGGTAGGACTTATCCAAAACCACTACGTCGCCTTCGAATCGCAGAAACTCTGACACGTCAGCACCAGCCCAGTTGTAGACCGCCTGGTCATCGTCTCCTGCCAAGTAAGTTCGTTTGGCCCTGGCGGACAGTTCGCGGACCAAGCGCCACTGCAGTTTGGAAAGGTCCTGGGCCTCATCAACGATCAAAACGTCCAACTCAGGGAGCCTGTAAGGCTGCTCCACAAGCTGCTCCAGGATGTCGGTAAAGTCCAACAGCTGGCGGCTGTTTTTGTAGTACTTGTAGGAGCGCGCGACGTACTCGAAGTGAAACCACTCGATGTCGAGTCGGCTGCGGTTGTAGTGGGCGCGTAGGTCATCGCCGCGTATCCGGGCAAGCGCCACTTCGTTCAGGATGGTGTTGTTGCCCCGGACAGCGAACTCGTCGTCCATCACCTCCGTGACGATTTCAATCCCTGTCTGAGCAGCAAACTCCGCAAAGTGCTCCGGCTTCATCATGTCCTTGGACGACAGGCCAAGGCATCGGTACGCCAAGCTATGCAGCGTCCTGAACCACGGGAAGTCTGTCTCCGGGTTGAGCGTCTGGAAGCGTTGGATCGAGCGCTCACGCGCCTCGATAGACGCCTTGCGGGTGAAAGAGAAGTACCCAATGTCCATGGGCCGCGTGCCTTGGTCCAACTCCTGCTCAACAACGTTGAGCAGGTAGGTTGTCTTGCCGGTGCCAGGCGGACCGAATATCTTGTTGACTGACATCAGAACGGAGCCCCGCGGTTCTCTTCTGGAGCCTCGAATGGAGCCTCCTGCTTCGCAAAGGCCGGAATGCGCCAGACCCGTGTTGCGCGGCCCTTGAGCCACACGACATGAGACTGCCCTCCAAGGTCACGGAGCCGCTGCGCGACTTTGGGTGAAGACAAGATCAAAGCGTTGCGCTTCAGATGGGCTTCCAGATCCTTCATTCGGAAGTACACCAACTGCTGCGCCTCATCAGTCCACGGCCTGCCCATGAGAATCTCATCGCGGTCCATGGCCTGATGTAGGTGCGTGCAGTACTCCTCGAGCAGTTCGTTGAAGCGTCCGGTCGTTTTCGTGTCCTCACTGGCCTCCTGGATTCGTTCCAGTTCCACCATCTCGTGCAGCAGGCCGTTAAGAACCCCTTCCCAGTCAGTCTTTTTTAGCGTCGGCGGAAGCATGTTGATGCGTTCCATGCAAGCCTTCTGGAAAGCCATTTGGTTAAACAGGCTCTCCGTCTCCAGTTCCAATCGTTTGCCGTTCACGTCCACGAACCACAGCGGCGGCTCACTGGCGTACTTGCTGAGCGAGGACAAGCGAGGGCTATCCGGTCCCTCTGCTCCAATGCCGTACTTTCGAGTGCGACACAGCCCGCTGTTGCAAAAGGCCAGCAGGGGCTGATCCTTGCACTTGTAGTGATAGGACTTCTTCGCCAGCTGCTTAACCACAATCTGGAGTTCGGAAATGCCGAGCGGAGGCGAGAAATAGCTCATGTTGTATTCCATGAGCTTGTTCTCCCATACCTCGGGGAAAGCCCTCTTGAGGTATACCCCGAGGCTGAACAATCCGTTGTTACGGGTTCCCTCCGGAAACCCCTGCAAGCATAACGCCTGCAGGCATGGTGGTCCGTCGGCCATGAACTTTGAAGAGGTCTTAGGTGCCTCTGGAACCGCGAGCGGAGGGGTCTGCACGTACTGAGCGTGGAGCGCAAAGAACTCCTCGAGCGTCGCGGCTTCGCCGTCGTCTTTTATGGCATAGCGCAACGTCTCGTTGGCATTGAAGTACGGCAGGTTCAGGAAGTTTCCAGTGTCTCCACGCTCTACCAGTATCTCCGCCTGCTTCGGGAAGATTTCCCGACCCGACTCGCCTAAGAGCGCAGCGCAGGTACGCAAATACTCCTGCATATCAGAAGCTGGGATGGCCTGCGCAACAAAACAGAACACATGAGCGCCGCCGGACTTGCTGCGGCAGATGACCAGCGGGAGATTTAAGGACCGAACGCGGTTAACAAGAGCGCCGAGATCCAAAGGATACTGGTCAATATCAATGCAACCCCAAGTGCAAGAATTATCAGCCCGAATTGGAATAATCCCCAAAGAAGGATCGACACCCTTGAGGTGACGTTCCCAAAGATCTCGAACAGGTGGTTGACGAACCACCACAGCCTTCCCGGCCTGTTTTCCATTGCTTTTTGACCCCTCAATACGATAGGTGCCGTAAGCGATATTGAGACCCTCGAATATCGCCATGAATTGCGAGAGTGCGTCGTTCATTCTGCTTTCTCAAAAAAACGGGGGAAGACAAGTCTTCCCCCTGGGGGTCAGAATGGAGCGTTCTGTACCGGGGCTCCGGCCTCGTCCTGATGCTTGATTTGCACATCTCCGGACTTCACGGAATTGGCAAATTCCTTCGCCAGACGATAAACACTCATATCCTCCACAGAACCGACGCGCTCGATTTCCCAGCCGTACCACTTGCCCTTGTCATTCGACTCCTGCTGCGTGGTCAGCCGGTACACTTGGCTGAACATCGGGGGCGTGTACAGGCCGCCTTGCGACGACTGCAGCTTCACGCTCATCTGCATCGAGTTCCACTTACGAGATTTCTTCAGCTGCGTGCTCTTCATCACAATCAAAGCAGGCGCAGGCGAGCCATTCTCGTCAATCACCATCACATAGTGATTCGCGGTGTTCTCGATGTAGTTGCCGTTGTCCAGGTAGTCACGATTGTCCCCCGGTTCGCGGTGCGTACGGCTAAGTACGTCCGATGTCGCCGGGTAAATCGTCACCGGAGCGCCGCTACCGCTCCCGCGAGGGGCCCACTCAATGTACTGGCGGACGTAGGCGCATGGAATAACAAAAAGCCCCTTCTTGCCATCATACAGCTGCCCGGTCACGGTGTTGTACACCATTCCAGGCATTGCGCCGTCCACTTCGCCGACTTCAGGGCTGGTGGCCGTGAGCAGGCGCAGGAAGGGAAGCGCCAAGTCGTCTTGGTTCATCCCGTCAAAGCCGGACTGAGCATCCTCCTCGAAGCTCGTCACGGTGGTTAGTGCGGTTTCAGTCTTTTCTGCAAGATTCTTGCTCATATGTCTTTCCTCGTGTTTCTTTAGGACTTGATAACGGCCTTCTGGCCAATGTATGCGCCGAACAGTTCCTGGGGGAACTCGTTGCCACGCTCGATCTGCTCGCGAACCCACGCCTTCAAGGTCATAGGCTCTACCTTCTCCGACTGGTCGAGAGGATAGCCTTCCTCCCGCAACAATCGCACAAGGCGAGCACATAGCTCGTCTTCGCCACGCCCGAAGCGCACCGAAACGACGTTCTTGATGATGTCGTCGAATCCCCGACCACGGAGCCATTCGTAGGCCTCTGCGCGACGGCCCTCGGGGATTGATGCCCCATAAAACGGCTTGATTTCAATGCTCGAACCGTCCTTCATCCTAAAGGACTTCATCCCAAGCGTGGCCAAGGCCTCGGGGATGGATTCTTCAGTGAGTTTACGGTACTGGTCCTTGCGCTCCTTGATCGAAGCTTCAAGGTCTTCTAGTTCCTTCTCCAGCTCCTTGGCCCGGTGGGCAAGAAGACCAACGCTCTGTAGCGCGTCATCCTGGATTTGGAAGGCTTCTGCGTCTTTCTCAAACAAGTTATTCATCGTCAAACCTCGGGAACAAATCTATCTGTATTGGGATATAGCGGCGCTCTCGTTTGTCCCACTTGAGACACTTGAAGCGGCCTTTGTTACGGTGCGCTGCAACAGCACTCACAATGCCGATGGCAGTCGGGTCACCGATGAACAAAAGATAATCGTCGTCAGTAAATTTGGCAAGCATGCGCTTTACACGGGAGACCGTAGGCCCCGTGCTAAACACAATCTGTGCATTCGGCGGAAGAATAGGTTTCACATCCCCCCAGTTGAGGGCAGACGTGATGTTATGCTGTTCCGTCTCTGATACGACATATACCGTAGGCATGTCTTTCTCCTTTCTTTAAGACGGTCGAGAGTGTACTCTCCTCCCAACGAGGAAAACAAGCCTCGTCAGAAAGAGAGATACTCATGGAACAATTTTTAGCGAACTATCCATACAAAAATAAACCGTTCCTGCATCAAGAGGCCTATTTGGCCAGGTTCTGGAACAAACATGTCGCCGCTCTGTTTGCCGAGATGGGAACAGGGAAGTCGTACATGGTGATCAACAACATCGCGATGCTGTACGACCAAGGACGCATCAATGCGGCTTTGATCATTGCCCCGAAAGGGGTGTACAGGAACTGGGTGGACACCGAACTGCCTCGGCATCTCCCCGAACACGTTCTGCATCGTGTTGCCCTCTGGTCCCCGTCTCCACGGAAGGCTCAGCAGCGGGCCATGGACCATTTGCTGGATTCCACGGATGATTTGCGGATTCTGGTGATGAACATCGAGGCGTTGTCCACGAGCAAAGGGACTTCGTTCGCGAAGTTCTTCTTAAACATGTACAAGGTGTTCATGGCGATTGATGAAAGCACCACCATCAAAAGCCACACGGCAACCAGGTCAAAAAACGCGGCAAAACTGGGCAAACTAGCCCGGTTCCGACGGGTGATGACCGGCTCCCCAGTGACCAAGTCCCCCATGGACCTATACCAGCAGTGCGCCTTTTTGGATGATGACTGCCTCGGGTTCAGCAGCTACTACGCCTTCCAATCTCGGTACGCGGTCACCGTAGAGAAGTCCCTTGGCAGCCATTCGTTCAAGAAAGTGGTCGCTTACCGCAAACTCGATGAGTTGCAGGAAAAACTAGACAAGTTCAGCTTCCGGGTCACTAAGGAGGAATGCCTGGACTTGCCCGAGAAACTGTACGTCAAGCGGGAGGTGGACCTGACGGACGAGCAGGGTAGGGTCTACATGGAAATGAAACACCTGGCGATGGCTAGCATGGAGCAGGACACGGCCAGTACCGTCAACGCCCTGACCCAGTTAATGCGTCTTCACCAGATTGTGTGCGGCCACTTGAAGCTAGACTCTGGTGAGGTAGTGAGCCTGCCCAACAACCGCGTGAATGAACTTTTGAATGTCCTGGAGGAGTCCGACGGCAAGGTGATTATCTGGGCCACCTACCGGCACGACATTCAGTCCATCAAGTTGGAACTCCAACGGGTGTACGGGATGGAGGCCGTCGGAACCTACTACGGAGACACTGACGACGAGGAACGGAGGCGCGTGGTCCGTGAATTCCAAGACCCGGACAGTCCCCTGAGGTTCTTTGTTGGGAACCCTAGAACAGGGGGATATG